ATGAGCTTAATCGTCCCAGAGAATTTAGATTTATCAAAGCTGGAAGTTGCCAGCGTTGATCTATCGCAGCAGTACTGGACACCGGAAAAGGTCGGTGAGAAGCGACGTATGTTTTTCAGTTGCGTTCAGGAAAGAATAGTACTGGATCAGAAGACAGGGGAAGATATTTTGCTTCCTTGTGCAGTGTTTGTTGAGCCGATCGATGGTGAGGTGAGAACGGTCGTGAACGGTTCGAAGCGGTTGGTTGCTGTGTTTGAAAACAACGAGATCGCAGCGAATACTCCGGTACAGATTACGTACAAGGGGAAGAAGAAGAATCGGACGAATGGGAATATGAGTGACGATTGGTCGGTGGTGACTCTCAAATGACCGACATTCAACTACTTGGAGGTGGTCCTGGTGATGGTCAAGAGTTGACTATCTACAGCATCGAAAAAGAAAGAAAGTTGCAAGAAAAGAAATACGGAGAAGGTTTCTTTTGGGTGTTTCTGCATAGCTGCGGATTGGATGCACATATCTACGTGGAGGAGCATCCGCACTTCGAACCTGACTTTATGCCACCAAAGCAACTGCAGCTTTGGTACACAAATCAAATTCCACTAACGGATTTAGAGTAATGCTTGATTTAGAACTAATGGAAGAAGACGTTGCGATCGTCGATCGTGACGAAGCTGCAAGAGAAGCGTGGCTACAGAAACGTGCTGGACGGATTACGTGCAGTCGCTTCGGTGACTTGATTGGAGAAGGAAAAGCAAAAGACGCTTTGTTTACTCAGACGGGTTATAGCTATTTGCAATTGCTTGTCGCGGAACGGTTAGGCTCGTGGTACTCATTTTCGAACAGCGCGACTCAGTGGGGAACGAATAACGAACCGATTGCAATTGACGAGTACCGACAACTTACTGGTAACGAAGTCAATTCAACACCGTTCAATTTCTTCGAATACAACGCTTGGATCGGTGGTACTCCAGATGGGTTAGTCCATTCCGATGGGACGATTGAAGTCAAGTGTCCATTTAATCCTTCGGTGCATGTCGGAACTTTGCTGACGAAGACAGTACCGAAGGAGTACGAGTGGCAAGTCTACGGCCACATGCTGGTTACCGATCGCAAGTGGTGTGACTTTATCAGCTTCGATCCACGGATTGAAGGAAAGCAAAAAATAGCAATCGTTAGGGTAGAACGAGATGATGCCAAGATTGCTTTTTTGCAGTTGAGACTGGAGTTAGCGGTGAAGGTTATGGGTGAGATGATGGATAGGTTGATTTAACGCTTTGATTCACCGAGCCGAAAGGAAAAGGTAACCAAGAGGAAAAAATGAACGCAATACAGGAAGCGTTAGCGACAATTAGAGAATGGCAAGTGCGAGATCCCGAGACGCGATTCCTCGACGGCCACAGCATGAGCGGAGACGAAGCGTGGAGAGCGTGTCTTCGCAAGGTTCGCACTATGCTAGAGCAAGTGTGCAGCAAGCATTGCATTGCGGAACTGGCAAAGTCGATGGACAGCATGGCGGACACAATGGACGATCTACATGACGAGCTAGACGATTTCGACAAGGGATATCGACAACTGTATTTGCTGCTGCGGATGATGCACGAGACACTCACTAAGTCCGCATAACGCTTGGGATCAATGGGCAACCGGAGAAAAACAATGACCAAACCAAAAGACCCTATCGGCGGCTTCGATGCAACCGTTTGTTCCGTGGCCGAACCTCTTACGTTTGGATCGCTATTCGCTGGTATCGGTGGTATCGATCTTGGATTCGAGAGAGCGGGTTTACGATGCAAATGGCAAGTAGAAATAGAACCATACTCGCAAAAGGTTTTGGCCAAGCATTGGCCGGAAGTAAGGAGACATGACGATGTTAGAACATGGCCACAACCAGACACCGAATACGTTGACATCATCGCCGGTGGTTTCCCATGCCAAGATATTTCCTACGCTGGAAAAGGAGCGGGACTACAAGGGGAGCGAAGCGGACTCTTTTTTGAAGTCTGCCGCATTGTTGGCGACATGGGACCAAGAATCGTTGTTCTGGAGAACGTCGCAGCTCTGCTTACTCGGGGGATGGATGAAGTTCTCGGGTCGCTGGCCTCGATCGGGTACGATGCGGAATGGCATTGCATACCGGCTGCGTCTTTTGGTGCCCCGCATGTCAGGGACAGGGTTTTCATTTTGGGCTACTCCAACGACGATGGACAGTATGGCTCCAAAGACAGACAAGGCAATCGAGAAAGAAAGAACTGTAACCAGGAAAGGGCGAACCAATTTTGCCAACTTGCGGGATCAGGTCGTAAGGGGAAAGGAAATGTTCCCGAATCCAACGATGTGGCCAACACCCACATCAAGGGATTACAAGAGCGGCAAGGGAAAGACGCAGGCGGAGCGAGGCAGGTCTGCTGGCCCAAGCCTAGCAGAAGCGAGTGGTGGATTACTGAACCCTCAGTGGGTCGAGTGGCTAATGGGGTTCCCAAGCGGGTGGACAGAATTAGAGGACTCGGCAACGCAGTCGTGCCACAAGTCGCAGAATACATCGGACGCTGCATCGTAGCGGCGTTAGAGAACGTGGCGTAGGTCCACCTAACAATTTATTAACCTGCGCGGCGCAGGTTATGCAAAACATCCGATGGCGTCGGTGCGTCTTGAAACGGGACGCAAAACGCTCCGCATCACGGGGCACGAAAGGAAAAACTATGCAATCAGAAAAAACGTCGATGAGTGCTCCCGTGCATGCGGTTGTTAGCACGCGAGCGGGTTGGCGATACTTCGATTGCGAAGAGTGCGGACAGCAGTGGTGGGAAACAACACGAGACAGATTTAGTCCCAGCGGAACAGATTGTACGTGCTGCAATGCGTGGGTTCATCCGAGCGACCGAAAAGACGATCCGACAGTTTCGACGGACGCAAACGGGAATGTTTGGAATTACGAAGTACTGACGATCAAGGCAGGCGTTGATTCGTCGTGCTAACGCACAGGATAACCCAGTGCGAGGAGAAGACATGGAACAAATCGAAAACGGTGGATCGAGAACTTCGGTTGATCGCGTTGTTCTACGGCTAGACAAGGATTACGCAACGGCGTTACTTGGCAAGCTGTCAGCAATGAAGACGTTGGCGGAGTGCATTGAGTCCAAGACAGCGGACGTGAATTTGTGGATTCGCTGTCTCGGATTGGGAATCGAGGTTGCCCGCGAAATCGAGCCACAGCTACGGGCCGTGGTGTATGAAGAGTACGTTCAGGCAGGTTTCGTTTGTCCGAAATGCTGGGACAGATGCAACGGCTACGGCAACGGTTGCAGGTGTAGTCCGACGAACAATTTATTAACCTGCGCGTCGCAGGTTATCAAAACATCCGAGGGCGTCGGTGCGTCTTGAAACGGGACGTAAAACGCTGGTGAGCACTAGAGCCGCGAGTTTTCATAATCGCAATCGGTGCAGCAGGGAGGCTGGTCTCAGAGGAAGGGCCGTCCCTGCAATTTTTTAACGCAACAGGAATCTTTTTAGGATAGCACGATGCCGCGAATTAGGACGATCAAACCAGAGTTTTGGCAGAACGAGGAGCTTGCGTTGCTGTCCGAACACGCAAGGTTATTAGCAATAGCGTTGCTTAACTTCTGCGATGATGAGGGTTACTTTCTAGCCAACCCAGCACTGGTTCGAGCTAACTGTTTTCCATTCCAGGAAGATTCCAAGAACATTCCTGGAAGCCTCCAAGAGCTTTCCGAGATTGGTTACATAGAGATCTTGGAGTGTTCTGGAAAGGCTATCGGGAGGGTGGTTAAGTTCCTTTCGCACCAACGGATTGACAAGGCACAGAAATCGAAGCTGTCTGCATTGTTTCTACTGTGTTATGCAGCAGAATCGCATGGAAACTCCAGCGAGAATAGGGATTCGACTACCATTCCAGGAACGTTCCAAGAAGATTCCAAGAACGTTCTACGCCTGGAAAGGAAAGGAAAGGAACAGGGAAAGGAAAGGAAGGGAGAGGGAAGCGAAAACCCTCTCTCTTTTTCGTCACATGGAAAAGATTCTGATTTCCAAAAAGCGTGGCGAAGCTGGATCGCCAAGCAGTCTGTTAAGAGCGGCAGGATCGATCAGTGGACGCAGCAGGGGCAACTCAAAGAGTTGGAACGGTTCTCTACCGAAGAGGCGATTGCGGTTGTGGAGTATTCAACCAGTCGCACGAACTGTGTGAACCTGATCACCAACGGCGATCATCGGAAAGCAACGAACAATTCTAAATCAACCTTTGCGGAGCTAGGCTTATGACACCAGAAGAATCCAGAGACTTTCTACGTCAAGCCTTCATCGCTTTTCCAGGCGTGTCGCAATGGCTGAAAGATAACTCGCCAGACCCGCAGGCAACGATCCAAGTATGGTCAGTGGCTTTGGAGTCCATCAAGGCAAGCGAAGCGATTAGCGTCCTGAACAGGTGGGTTAAAAACGAATTACCTCCACCGACTGGATACCAACGGGAACTGTTTGTTCAACACGTTGTGGCAGTGGTGAAACAGGATCGAACGAAAGAGTACTCAGCCAAGCATCGTGATAAGGTTCTGGATCAAGTGAACGCAGGCGGACACGGCAGAGGATCGAATCCTGTGCTTGGTTCTTACATGCGTGATATCATGGGATTCAAGTCTAGCTACGATCTAGGCCAGATCGGTTTTGAGGAACTACAACGGCAAGTAGAAGATCGGAAGCAAGTGGCACTGGAGGCAGTCAAATGAAAAGGAAACGCTATGGAACAGCTTCAATCATTAACGATCGTTCTGCCAGGCAAGCTACCAACCTGGAATGCACTGCTAGCGATGAATCGCTGGCGACGTGCGGACGTGCGGCATTCGATTCACCAGTTAGTATTCGAATCGATTCGTACCGAATCCGTTTGGCGGACGTTGACGGGGTTAGTGGAAAGGCAGTCCTTGACGCACTGGTCCTTGCCAAAGTTATCGCAGACGACACCACGAAAGAAGTCAAAGAAGTCCTCTACAGTCAAACCAAGGTCAAGAATAAGACGGAAGAAAAAGTAGTCGTCACGGTGGTGAGGATATGAAAGCAGAAGACTTGCCAGAAATATTTGTTCTTTTCTACGCCGACAGCTACGCTCCTAAAAAATTCACGTATTTAGGCGGAGGTTGTTGGGATGTGCATGTTTTAGATCGACATTGGGACTGGAAGGTCTTCGACAACACCGGCACTACACGTGTTTTATGCGAATGGGGAAAAAGCATCAGAAAATTCAAGATTGTTTGGCCAGAGGAATATGGCGAATGAACAACATCTTCCGCGAACTTCGTCTAAAACAACATGACGAAGACTTTGAACCACGCAACGAATGTCAGCCGACTGGAGCTCGGCCAGGTAGTCTTGAAAAGCTATTTGTGATTACTGAACGTGTTCGGCTGGGCCAACCTCTGTGGCACAAATACGACGAGTGTGTTTTGGCGACGATAAGCGAAGAGTTTGAAAAAGCGACGTTTATCAATAAGGTGTTTCGGGAAAAGCGGCAGGATAGGAAACAAAGGGAAAAATTATGAAAGTTTCAGAGTTGATTGAGTTATTAAAGACATACCCACAAGATTTGCCAGTGGCTTACGAGATGATGAGTGAGCATTGCTTACTGGAAGGCAAAGACATCGTCATTAAAAGCTTGTGTATCCAACGAGAAGATGGTTGGGTGGCGAACAAGAGACCAGACAAACCAACAATTGAGTATTTGGTTTTCCCAGGGAATTAGATCGAGTTGCAAGAAGGAAGGAAAAACATGGATGATTTGAAACTGATTGACAAAAAGGCTCTGGCAAAAATGGTTGATCGGTCTGTTAGAACGATCGAGAGATGGAAGCGAGCTGGCAAACTTCCCCCAACGAATCCAGTTCTTACCAGGCCGACTTGGACGATGTCGCAAATTGTAGTATGGTTGCGACATAGTGCGACAAATAGCGACACGGTGGTAGATAGCGACTAGCTACCATCATCGATACATGCATGATTGAAATCGGATTATCTTTCCCGATTCCGCTGGAGTATTGGCATGTACGATTTCGAAGCACGGTTGCCAGTCAACCATGTGTTGCAGTTGGTAAAGAATCTTCGCTCTGGAGATTTTGATCGCGGCGACAATCTTTTACTGGTTGGTGCTATTTCGGGTGAGATCGGAGCACTTCTTAAAACTGGCTTCGTTATCTCGCTAGGTGCGGAAGACGAGTTGCCGGCTACGATCAGCGGATGCATTCATGCACTCGATGCCATCACGACAGAAGATCCGCAAGCGACAGCAATCGATCCTTCGCTGTTGATTCCGATTGTGCTGAAGTTGATCGAGCTTTGGCTCGCTCGTCGAGGTAGCTAGTGGATTACACGATCCCACCTGATACCGTCTACAATAATGACCTGTTCGCCATGGCTCCGCGATTGTGGCATTGGCCGCAGGAACTTGCGGAAAAAGTCAAGTCGATTGCAACTGGGAAATCGATTAAGGTTGCGATCGGTGACACTGGCTACACGAAGCACGTTGATGGTCCTGAACCAGTCGCTGCAAAGTCGTTTATCTCGGGTCAGTCTGCACTTCGTGACGGCAATGGACACGGCACTCATTGTGCAGGAACGGCATTGGGACGCAACGGAATCGGTGTGGCTCCTGATGCCGAGTTGATTGTCTTTAAGTGCCTAAGCGATCAAGGAAGTGGGTCATCGGTTGGTATCGCTAACGGCATTCGATGGGCAACTGACGAAGGTGCCGACATCATCAGCCTTTCTCTCGGTGGTGGTGGATCTGATGCTGCCACAAACCAGGCTATTGATTATGCATTCTCCAAAGGTTGCATCGTCAATGCTGCTGCAGGCAATGCAGGCTACAACGGTGCAAACACCATCGGTTGGCCTGGAAAGTACGAAGGTTGCATCTGCTGTGGTGCGTACCAAGCCAACGGACAGATAGCAAACTTCTCTTCTGGTGGACGAGAGATTGACTGGGCCGCGCCAGGTCAAGACATCATCTCGTTTTCGAAAAACGGATCTGGCTATACGTCGATGAGTGGAACATCGATGGCAACTCCTTTCGGTTCAGGTCTTCTTGCGTGCATCGTCGAGATTATGCGAAGGCAAGGTAAGCCACAATGGACTGCAGCTAAGAGCGTGAATGAGTTTTTTAAGGCAAACCTAAAAGACGCTGGTGCACCTGGATTCGATCCAAGATTTGGGCATGGTATTCCTGTTGCTGACTCTCTTTTGCAATCTCTTCTTCGTTCGGAATTGGTGATGGCATGATGCGAACAGCATTGCTTTGGATTCTGCTTTGCGGTTCGGTCTTCGGTCAAGCTTCCGCAGTTATCGAAGGTCCGTCAAAAGCATTGCCTGGCGAGCTGGTAGTTCTTAACTCGTCGAAGTCTGTCGGTGACAATCACAAGTGGATTACTCCTGAAGGAATCTCGACAGCGCAAGCCGGATGCACAGCAATAGACTCGCAGATTTTTTTTGCGACTCCTCGTCCTGGTAGCTACACGTTTATTCTGATTGTCGCAGACAAGACTGCGGCGATTGAATACGCACGACATACCGTTGTGATTGAAGGTTCGGTAGTCGATCCTCCAGTATTGCCAGTCGATCCACCTACGCAACCTCCAGTAGGTGACTTTGCAAAACTGACAGAACAAAGCAAAGACAACTCGAACAGGCTTAACGATGCAGCAACCAAAGCAGCACTAGCCAAGTCACTTCGGCAAGTGACGAATGCAATGAAAACCGAATGTGCCAACATGCGTTGTCCTACTCTGCAGTCTGCACAATCTCGATTTGTAAAATCAATTGAAGATACTTTGCTACAACGTCAAGGATCGTCTCGCAACGTCAACTGGGAAGACGGTTGGAGGATTCCTAATGCAAAGTTTTTGGAGTCGCAGCAATTCACAACACCAAAGTATCTGGAAGCCTGCGAAGCTATTACGAAAGGTCTGGAATGATAAAGTTCATAAATGTTTTGGTTGGCTTTTTGGTTTTAAGTTCTGTCGCGTACTCGCAGGAAATCGAATGCCAGAACGGTCGTTGTGACGTGGTTCGTAAAGTCGCATCGGTTGCGGTGGCTCCTGTTGTTGCTGGATTGCAAATCGTGCGTGACGAGTCACAAATGATTTTGTGTAAAGCAAACGAGTCAAAAGGATGTGTTGTATCGAAAGCCCGTGGTTTCTTCTCACGACTCAAATGCAGATAGATCCGTGCTATCCATGACGCAGGAACAAGTTGGTTTGACAGGCTGGGTGATGGCTTCGGTTGCAACCATCATTGCATCGCTAGCGTCTGCTGTTGCGTTTCTGTTTAGGCTTCGTGAAAACGAAAACGCAAAGAATATCCAGGAACTGAAGTCTGATTTACAAGCGTCTTCGGAACGTTCGAAACAGTGTGAGCAGGATCGGGCTGAGCTTTACACGAAGTGTGCGGTGCTAGAAGCGAAGATGGAAACGCTTGAAACCAAAGTAGCGAATATCGACGTGACTGGTACGAAGTACTCACACAGGAACGAAACGAAGTGACGTACACAGCGACAACGATGGTCAACGCTGACGGATCGATCAATGGACCGATCGTTATCGCAGACGATTACCTCCATCCAAGCCGTTCGTTTCAGTGGACTATCCCAGCGATCAGCGGATTCTCTATCGGTGGTTGTACGTGTTACTTTGGTGGTGTCTACAAAGACAGTGCGTTCCTAGTGCAGGGATCTGTGATCGATGCGACGGGTGGCAATTGGTATCTTCGATTCGAACTTTATCAAGCTGACACGATCGAACTAGAGCCAGGCCGTTATCGATACTCTGTCGAAGTCCGTCATCTAAACCGTGAGACAACGAGAGTTCTTTCCGACTGTTCTGTTCAGTTTGTGACGAAGCCAACTGCAGACGGTGAGTTTATTTATTCGGTGATCGATGGTGGATTTCCTGAGTCTGTAATGACTGGAGATACCTACGACGGAGGCACACCGTGAACGACAAGATAAAGCTAAAGCGTGGGACGACAAGTCAATGGGCTGCTGCGAATCCGATTCTGCTGCAAGGTGAAGCTGGTATCGATACCACAGAGAACCGGGTCAAGTACGGCGACGGATCGACAGCTTGGAGCGGGTTAGCTTTTTCCAGTCCTAAGATCACAGTTGGCACAGCTCCACCATCGGGCGGAAACGATGGTGATATCTATTTACAGTACACTCCATAAAAGGATAAAGACGAATGGCGATTCAATTCAATGTTGCGACACGCAATGCAAGGCTTGACACAATCGAATCGACGAACGGTACGTCCTGTTCGCTGGAGATTCGAAGCGGAACTGTTCCTGCAAACTGTGCAGCAACACGGACTGGAACAGTGCTTGCGACTATTAACTTACCATCCGATTGGATGGCCGCTGCGTCATCGGGTGCGAAAGCCATTGCAGGAACTTGGCAAGACTTGAGTGCGGATGCTACTGGTACGGCAGGTCATTTCTGCGTCTACAACTCGCAAGCGACAAAGGACGGAACAACTTGTTTTATCCAGGGAACAGTTACAGCAACTAGCGGCGGTGGTGACATGGAAGTTTCTTCGACTTCATTCACCGCAGGTCAATCGTTCACGGTCAATACGTTTACCCTGACGGACGGCAACGCTTAACCATGCAGCTAACAACAGCACAGCAAACGACGCTTCGAAACTTCGTTCTAGCCGATCCTGTTTTTTCGGTTCAGCCACAAACTAACAGCGGTGCTCTGTTCATTGCCGAGGCATTGAATCAACCGACAGAACCAGCGTTCATCGTGTGGAGGACATCTGTCTCCGTTGACGAGATTATGCGAAACGGCATGGACTGGGCACGAGTCGATAATCTTTCAGTAGGTAAGGCAAGAATCTGGGATTGGATGAGTCGTCTTGGTTCGTTTGATGCAAGCAAGCCTAATGTGCGTGCGGGTATTGATGCTTGTTGGGTTGGTACGGCAGCAGACTTGGCAGTACGTGCTTCTGTTTACGTTCATTGCAAACGAACAGCCAACGGCGTTGAAAAGCTACTAGCTACAGGCACGGGTAGTAATGCAGTTCCAGCGGTTGCTTCAGCCGAAGGAACACTTTCTTACTTAGACGTAGTTCAAGCTATGGGTTGGTTCTACTAATATGCCAAGTAAAGTTTACAGAGCTACGGAAACTCCAGTCGTCTTTCGGGAATCGGGCGGAGATGTTGTACTCAGCTTAGCGGTATCGGGCACTGGATTGGGTATCGGTGCAGGCAGGATATCAGCACGATATGACCGTGGAGCTGGCAGCGTAGCACAGTCTCACGAAGTCAAAGCTGTGATTCAGGCTGCGGCTTCTGGATTCGCTGTAGGTGACGCAATTGAAATATGGCTGTTCCAGAGCGATGGAACGTATATGGACGGAACATTAGGTACGTCGGATGCCACTATGGGTTCTGACAAACGTCGCAACGGATTATTGATTGGTGCTGTTATCGCTGACACAACATCGTCTGCAACCGATATCGTCGCCACGTTCATGGATGTACAGATCACTTCCAGATACTACAGCATCGGAGTATGGAACGCGAGCGCCACCAGATCGCTAAACGGGACAGCTAATTCGTCGCGAATCATCGTTACTCCAATGCCACCAGAGGCCCAATAACATGCCAGATAACGTAGCTTATACCCCAGGAAGTGGGGCCACGATAGCAGCCGACGACATCGGTGGAGTGCTGTACCAAAGGATCAAGCCAACCATCGGAGAGGATGGTTCGGCAGTCGATGTCAGTGTATCGAATCCAATGCCAACGGTTGCGAATCAATCTGATGCTTTGCTTCGTATGCTTTCTAGGCTCGTCAAGATTCTCGAATGCAATGCGGTCGTTGATCAACAACAACGTCAACGGGTAACGATTGATGCGATTACAGGCTCGTTGACGCTCGGCACAGTAAGCACGGTGACCAACATTGGAACACTTAGCACTGTTAACACCGTAGCAGCACAGACAGCACTTGCCGGTATGGACCGGGAAATGTACATCAACATTGCCAAGAACACCTACGCAAACTCAATCCGATCACAATTATCATTCGTCTAAGGTAAACCATGCCAGCACTCAATAAAAATACATTAACGCAGCAAGTCGATTTACCAACGTGGGAATGGACCCGTTTTGCTCCTGCGGTATCGGCAGCGGTATCGTCAACGTGCTATCCCGATAATCCGAACTTTCTAACGTCGCAACACGGTAGGTATATTTATTACCTAATCTCGGCTACGCAGTTTTTTGTGTACGACACGTACACAGACATGTACATGCAATTGGCTACACCACCAGTTGCTCCCGTTACATTCTCTTCGATGAAGTTTAGCGGAGCTTTGGGCATTGATGGAAGTGTAATCTCAGCCACTTCGACTACGCTTCAAATTCCAGCCGTCTCGATGCAGGCACTTAAGGGCTATGACGTTGTAATCGTATCGGGAACAGGTGCTGGACAACGAAGGACTATCACTGGAGTTGCTGAACCAGTTGTTCATGATAGTGGTGTGGTAACAGCAGTATCGAATACGCTTGGCTCTTTAAGCATTACCGACACGTTAAAAGCATGGGGTGGTAATCAATACGCTGGCTACACTTTACGGATCACTGGTAACACTGGTGTGAGTCAGATGCGAAGAATCTTGTCCAACACAGCAACCGTCGCTGTGATGGGTGATTCAACTCAGACAAACGAGACTTGGAATAATCCAGCAATCTTCAGTCCTGCAATCAACGCTACAGCGGGTACGCAAGCTGCTTATGCAATTGAATCGCAGGTCATAACACTCGATTCTGCATGGACTGTTACTCCAGATTCTACTTCGGTTTTTAGAGTGCAGTCTGGCTTGATTATCTTGGTGTCAAACAGCACGACGACTCCTTTCTTTACGATGCAGGTGTACGACCAATTGACCGATACTTGGTACGTCATGCCGTCTATGCAGGGTATTTTTCAAGCGGCAGGCAACGATGTCAGTATTGAACGAACTACCGAGAACTCGTCGATCTGGGCACGTGGTATTGCGGCATCAACCAGCACGACGACAACGCTCGTGGATGCTTCGCTTGGTGTCGATAGAGCGTCTTGGGAAATCGACCAATGGGCAGGCTACTGGGTATACATCTACTCAGGAACTGGTGCGGGTCAGATTCGGCAGATTGCATCCAACACAGGTACGACACTAACGTGGTCAACGGCAGGAACAGCACCAACGGCAACAAGTCGATATCTGATTCTTGGTTTTGATGCTGGTATTGCAACAGCCGGTTCATCGACAACAATCACCGACTCGACAAAATCCTGGACAACAAATCGTTGGACTAATTACGTCGTGCGAATCATGGCAGGAACCGGAGCAGGGCAATATCGTCCTATAGCTTCGAACACGGCTACGGCATTAACTGTTGTTGGCTCTTGGGCAACGACCCCAGATTCGACAAGCGTATTTACAATCCAAGGCGATCCTGACAAGCTCTACATCCAGCTCGGCTCATTGAACGCATTAGCGATTCATAACATTGATTCGCAAGTGCCAACCTTTGGACGGCAACAAGATTATGGTATTGCAAGAAATGCGGCGGCAACAGTTGAAGGACATTCCGCAGTTGCAATCTCCACCTTTGCCAATGCAACGACAACGGCAACGGTCACAACGGCTCACCCGCACCAATTTAAGGTGGGGCAGTTGGTCACAGTAAGAGGGGCAACAGACGCGAATTTCAACGTCACGAACGTGGCAATTGCAACTGTTCCATCGGGTACGACTTTCACGTATACAATGGCTGGCACTCCAGCAGCAACAACGATTGTCTCGTCCCAGTCAACTACTGTTTTGGTCGATGCGACCAAGGCTTGGACAACAAACCAATGGGCAGGGCAAACGGTTTACATGTACACCGGTGCGGTTACTGCCGCTAGCGGTTCTGTAGCAGGGCAAGCGTTTCGAATTGCTTCGAATACCGCAACCACTTTGACGTTGGTAGCAACTGCCACAGCACCAACAAACGGTGTTAGCAGGTATGCAATTTCTACTTCAACTGCAATCGGTGCTGCTGATTTCGGAGTGGCAACTGGAACTCAATCAACGACTACGCTTCAAGACACTAACAAGACTTGGGCCGTCAACATTTGGGCTGGTAAGAGATTACGAATCCTGACGACAACGGGATTCAGTGCGGAAGTAAACATCACTTCCAACACTGTAAATACTCTTACTTTCACAGCAATCACAGCACCAACGACATTGGTCACTGGTTATGTGATTCTAGAGCAAGCACAGAAGAACCAAGGAGTCTCGATGAATTGGGCCTTTGGTACAAGTGACCTAACATCTCGTGGAAGATACATGTTCTCGACTCGTGGTGGTGCTGCGGTTGGTTTCGATAGGTACGACTTAGTCACTGACCGAGTCAATCAGATATTTACGTCACCGATTACAGAAACGCTCACGACGGGAACGATGACTGCCTACGACGGTGCAGACCGAATCTACTTCCATAAAGATGCCACGCAGCGGGTAATGTCTCTCAACGTGACGACCATGAACGTAAACGGTGCGAGCATGTATCCATACACAGCACCGACTGCGGTTCTCGGCAATCGAATGGAAATCATTACAACCAAGGATGGGCTGAAGTATCTATGGCTCAACCGTGCGTCGTTTCAAGAGTGTTTCCGATGTCTCTTGTTCTGGTAACTAATAATTATGACTATCGAATTTTTGATACGCATACTCACGAATCGGCTTACACGATTACGAGACTCCAAAATCCAAGCGGAAGCTAACGGAGACTTGGAAAGAATCGTCGAGCTGGACTTAGAGATTAACGAAA